AAAGTCGTAACCAATAGAACCACTAGGAACACTTAAATTAGCATTACTTGACATCCTACGAGCAAACGTAACGGGGTCTAAAGGGTCAGAGCCAAAGAATACACCACTGCAAAATATAAAAATTGTATTGTCAACCCTAAAACCTCCCGTCCAGGCTCCAGCAGTTATAAAGCCTTGCTCAAAATTAAAGCAAGAAAAAGTACCTATAAAGCCTTGTCTAATATCTTTAACATAACCCAATTGACATCCGTGTCCTGCTGTTTGTTCATTTAAAATATTGATTCTATTTAAGTCAAAACTTTCTCCTTCGGGTACTGTTCCATTTCCTATGTGTTCCCAAATCAATTGATAATTTCCTTTACATTCAATCTCCAAGTCATTCATAAAAAGGTTTGTTCCTGACTTAAAAAACACATAGGGATTTCCTAATGTTCCTGCTGTGGTAGAACTTATTTTACTTACATTTTGTCCAAAGCCGTTTAATTGGCTTCGTTGTGCGAAAACAATAGTGTAACCGCTTATATCTAAATCGCCGTTATCAATAAAATAAATAGTATTATCTACTAAAAAGATTTCATTGCCTATTGGCGTTGGAAAATCTGCAAGCGTTTGAACTACTTTAATAGTTTGGTATAAAAATGCGGGCGGAAATAAAGGAGTTGACCCTCCAGATCCTAAAGAAGTTACTAGCCCATCACTATTTTTAGAGTAAAAAACCTTGTTTTCAGCATAAAGAACAACCTCCCCCGTGCCTGGTGTGGCCGGAGGCGTTGTTACTTCGCTAAGTTTTAAAGGTCTTAATACGTCCATTACGCAACTATTACAACTCTATAAGTATTATCGGTACTATTTCCGTTAAAAACTACATTTACAACCGTTGTTGAAACGGCTATAACATCGGTGATAACTCGCGCCCCTGTTGACTGTGAATAAACCTCTGTTTGTACGTCTAAATCAGTAAAGCCATGAGTTACTGCGTATGTAGTTTCGCCACCGGCAAACGTTCTAACAACACTTGCCTCGGCATCGGCTAAATTAACAGCGAATTTTTTATCAGCAAAGTTTGAATTAGCTAATGTATAAGGAGTTACAAATTCTGAATTATTAATACCGTTGTTTACTTGTGACAGCGTAGCGTTATATGGTGTTTTTTGATACTCCCACGTAACTCCATTTGAATAGTAAGATCCAGAATTATACCAAGTGCCACCGAAAATTTCGCCAGGAATCCACCTGAAACCCTGCTCATTTGAAACCCAAAAATATTTATTTGGAACTGTTGTTGGATCAGGTAATGCCGAATAGTTGTCTACCCTAGTAACCTGTTCACCTCCAGCTAACTTAAAAAAAAAATAACGGCTTAACTCGTTGTATAAAAGCGTTGTGTTCCCGGCTATGGGAACCTCCGTAGTATCAACCCTAATAACCTTTATTACATCAGCTGAAAAAATAGTATCAATTATTGATCCTGATTTATGCCTTAAATAAATTAAGTCGGATTTTTTTACAACCTGAATATCTCCATTTAAAGAGTATATCTCTACCCCGTTGTTAATCTCAACGTTGCCATTTTCTAGCTTTGTTATTATTGTGTTTAAAGGCATAATATAAATTTATTCAAAATCTCCTAAAATACAAACAATTAATCCAATCATTTCATCAGGGAACCATTCCCGAATTACGTAATTTTTAACAACCCCTGTAGAGTCAATAACATTGCACTTCCAATTTTTTAATACTACTTCACTTTTCGCATTGCGAATACTTATACCAACAGGTAAATTGTCCTCACTAAATGCCAGACTTGATGTCTTAGCATTTACCGGGATGCCATCAGAATCTAATCCTATGTGGTGTTTTGTGTGAACCCCTTTTATCAATACAGTATCTCCGATAGGAGTAATTAATTCAACATCTAGTGCCCATTCGTTTAAATTAGACGTTACTTGTTTTATATCTCTTTTTGCTGCGTTAATTAAGCTCATTTCAAATTAATTTTTACGAAAAAAAGGGAGCGTTAACTCCCTTTCCTTACAAATCTAAACTACAACTATTCACCCACCTTCTTTTTGTCAAACTTTTCATTTTTTGAACTTTCCTCTTTCTTTGGTTTTTCAATTATTTCCTCTAAAAAACCTCCGCTCACAAGTCCTGAAATATTACCCTCTGGGAAGTTTTCTGCTGTTACGATGTCGTTGGAATTGTATATCTTCTTATTCAATCCTCCTACACTTAATGCGATTACTTTATATTTTGTCATGACTTATAATTTTTAAGATTAAGCTATTACTTTTCTAGTGTAAATTTGATCTACTGCAACCGGGATAGCAACACCAGCTGATTTAATGTGCATTTCATGTGCAACTTTTCTAGAATCAAAATACTCACTAATCATATAAGCTCCTTTTTGTGGTGCAGAACCATCTAACAATTGAGGTACTGCTCCAAAAGATAATTTAAATTTAGGTGCTTCTGGTAATAAAATTACTTTCTTAGGATCAATATAAGGAGTAGATACACCAGCAGCAGTATCATAATACTCTGGGTATGTCCAGATATTAACCATATAAGAACCACAAGCAACTTGACCATGTAAAGAAGCTCCAACTGAGTTTCTTTGTGGCTCACGAATACCAAGTAAATTAAATGATCTAATATCACCTCTTTCTTTGATTATTGTGTTATTAATAAATGCTCCAAAAGCTACATCACCCATAATACAGTTGATTGTTGCTCCTTCTGATTTACCAACTTGTCTTAAGAAATTACAACCCTCTAATAATTGAGCAGTAGGATCAACAGTACCAGTAGTCCAAGGTGTAGCACCCGAAGTATCAACCAATGATAAAGCCTTTCTTTTATAATCAATATCAGTAGAAGCTTCCAATTGAACAATACCAGTAGTCAAAGCCTGTGAACATTGAAGTTCATACGCTCTTTCTTGCTTGTCTTTCAACATCATCATCTCATCAGCCAATTCACTAGCTAAAATGGAAATTGCATCTGCAGACTGTGCTCCAATTGCAACATCGTATAATCTGTGATCATTTGCTACAATGTAATCCCAATATAATGGTGGAACAAACAATTTCTCTGTTGACTTTGACATTGTGTTACGATTTCCATCAGTACCACGTAAAACATCAACGGCTACTTTTTCAGTTCCTCTTTGAACTTCAATAGATACCTCTTTAGTCATTCCTTCATCAACTTGGAAAAACGATCTTAAAAAAGACTTTGGAGTTGATTTTTCTTTATATACTGCAATAAGCTTTTTTGTAAAAAGATTTCTTGCGTCTGTTAGGCTAATGCTCATTTTTTATAATTTTTATTGGTTATCGAAATCAGTTAATTCTAATCCTTCAACTAACAATACTCCTAATGTGTCGGACATAATCCTATCACCTAAAGTTTTGCCAGAAATCGCTGTTGCTAAAGTATCACCACCATCAATGGAAATTAATTCTTTTGCCAGTTCACCACCTACACACAGTGAAATATCAACAGATTCTCCGTTTAATACATCTTGTGTTTTTGCAGCAAACCCTAATGGAAATTGGCTACCATCAACAGCTCCTGATAATAATGGGATAACTAATCCAGTTGCAGAAATTCTACCGAATAACTGTCCTTGTGTGATTGTAACAGTAACACCTGTACTGTTTGTATACGTTGCTTTAATAAAGCGTGTATCTCTAAGGAATAATTTTGCAGTATTGTAATTTACAATAGCCTGTGTCCCGTTGTTTAAAACTACTTGATTTGTTGACATATCTATTTATTTAAATTATTTAAGTCCTAAATTTGCGTTGATTTTAGCCTCAAAAGCTAATAACTCAGCGTCTGCTGTTTCTTGCTCAGTAGGTACTTCTGCTGTAACAACCTCTGCTACGCTTCCTCCTTCTAATTTAGAAATGGCCTCAGCACTCATCATTTTACGATTAAGTTCTGCTTGCTCTTTTAAAGTTGGAGCATTGTCAGTATCAATACCAGCCTTAACAGCTTCTGCATCAATATCAACGAAAGTAAGCCAAGCTTGTACTCTGTCTTTTTCACCAGATACACCTAAAGCTATTACGCTATTAAAAAGTTCAGGATGCTCTGCTTTTAATTTTTCAATTGTCATTTTTATAGGTTTAATTGGTTCTACAATTTCAGGTGTTGCACTTGCAGCAACATTAAAAAAACGCTCAGTCAACGCTTTAATTTCTTTAGGATCCAAGCTAACTATCTTATCAACTAACCCTATTGTTTTGGCTTCCTTTGCCGTCAACCAAACATCAATACGTTTGTCCTCAGCAAAAACCTCATCAATAGAATAACCAGAAATAGTTTTAAATTTCTCTACGTCTATTTTAGATATTAACTTAGCTTGCATCTCATCATTAACAGATTTTAAAAACCTTTTTGAGGCCTCATCTGTTACTTCCATATCTGCCCTGTGTATCATTATTTTTGATACGTCTAGCGCTTCTACCTTATCAGCAAAAATAAGCATGAACGCGGCCATTGATGCAGCAATGCCATCAACTTTAACTGTTACATTTCCATGCTCTTTCATTTTTGCTATAATTCCCCAACCGGAAAAAACCGATCCTCCTGGAGAATTTGAACGAATGACAACCTCATTTCCTAAATTATCATTCAACTGAGAAATTAACTCCTCAGCTGTAAATGAATAAATTGGACTATATAAATAAAGTTCTTTTGCCATTAATAACAAAAAAACTAACATATAACTGCAACAATTAAAAAAGGCTACAAAAAGGCTACAAAACTATTTTATTTTTACATATATTTATGCAAAAAAAATATGGAGGACAAAACCGAGAAAGTAAAAGAGTATCGAATACAAATTAGATATTACAATGCAGGCATTTATGACCAGCTGAAAAACATTGCTAAAAATACAGGAATAACTTTATCATCTTTAATTAAAACTCACCTTAGGAGTATAGTTGATAGCTATCCTGAACACATGAAAAAACCAAATAAAGGACTAAATATTAAAGACTAACACAAAAACCATCAACAATGAACCCACTAATATATTTATTTGTGATAATTTTCTGCGCTCTACTTTACCATTTAATTGACCAAAACGAGCAGAACAATAATGATCCATTTGACAATGACGATAGCCTATTTATTTAGCAGGTACAACAGGAACAGGAATAGGAGCGTCTTGTACAACTTGTAATCCTAATTCTTTTGTGTATTTAAACTCCTCCGAAAACTGCTCTATATTAGAATCACTATCCCCACCGTTTAATGCCTCCGTTGCTTTCTCCACAGTAGTTAATGGAATATTTGCACCTAGCTCTCCTAGTTTAGCTCTCTCAGCGTTAACCTCTTTCAATGGGTCAATATGTGGAACATTTGCACCGGTAAACCTTGCAGTTCTATAAGCCTCTAAAACCATTTCGTCATTGTCATTCAGGGCCTTTAAATAGCCTGGAGCGTTAACCTTATTCAATAGTACTTGTAGGTCCAGCCAAAGCGTATAAATAGGATGGTAAAAATCCTCCGTAAATTTAGCTCTCTCAACATTTAATGTATTTTCCCAGTCCTTTAATGCTGCTCTTGATGCGCTAAAGTTTGAATCGTACTTAGACAAAGCAACCTCTGGTGGTATTCCTAAAGTGGAGGCAACCATATTAATATTTACACTATAAAAGTCTTTAAAATAAAGCTCCCTTTTTCCAGAATCAATTGTTTTAATTTCTGCTCCTACTGGATTATTATAAGCCTGTTTATTTGTTGTCGCTGCAACAGTGTCGGCTAATTGCTTTCCTAACTGATCAACAGGAATACTATCGCCTGCTGCATTAACATCAAATGCCTTAGCTAAATTTTTAGCCATTGGATTATCTCCACCAGAATAGGCTTGATGAACAACCTGGTACGCGATTTTATTTAATTCCTCAGCACTTCCAACAGTTGCCTCTTTATATCTTTCTAGTTTTGCTATCGTTTCTAACACAGCAGATATTAATGGAATACCTCTATTGTTATCTAATCGGTAACGTAGGCCGTAAACTAAATAAGCAACTTTATTATTTCCAATATATGCCGGTATTCTTTCAAATTTAAAGTTGTCTTTTTTAACGAAATAAGCTACATACTTCCCTTTTTTATCTACTTCAATGCCGTTAACTATTTCATTTCCCCTTTTTAGTGCATCGTTGTATTGATTGCTAAAATAAGGAGTGCCTACATGACTTCCATCAATAAGCTGAACCTTTACTTGCTTATTTACTACACGTAGAACAACCAAAACATCACCTCCAACCTTAGCATTTAAAAAGGCAGTATTAGCTATTTTGTTTAATGAGTTGATACCTGAGTAATCGCTAAGTGTTGAGTTTTGATAAATTCTAAACCTAGCTTCAATTGTAGAATTAAAATCCTCAACTTTAAAATCAATTTTCTCGCTTTTTAAAACTGACATTACCGGCTCCGATTGTAGCTTTAAACCTTTTCCAATTACCCAAATACCAAACTTATTTAAAATAGTTTGTGTAACCTCAGAATCTAAATACGATTTCCAGGACCGTAATCTTAAACTTTCATAATCTAATGAGTATTTAACCAATGGCCCAATCTCACCTAAATTCTTTTCACCATCATAAGTTTGGTGGTAAATCGTTCTCCATTGTCCGTTGTACGTTCTACTTTCCGGGCCAGAAGATTTAACTATATTTTTTTTACCAAATTCAAAACCTAATATATTCATGCCGGTATTTATTTAATTCTAAAATTACGGGAATCAACTAACCTCATCGAATACCCGTTTATTTTATTTGTGTAATAGGATTTTAACTTTTCAAAATTTTGTATTGATACAAATATAGCAGAAGCACCGCGATATTTTGTTTTTATTTTCGTTTGCCCCGAATCAAGCCAATACTCATCAATATTATCGTTTTCAGTTGCTGCTAATGCAATAGTTAACAAAGCGTTAATTATAGCGTCAATTTTTACAACCTTTTCTTTTAGACTTGTGCATGATTCTAAATAAATACTAGCACTATCATATATTACTGCATCTGCCATTTTTATATTGTTTTAATTTCGTCAATTTTTGCTCCTGAAATATCTGCTGTTGATGGTGTCCCTAACGGTGTTGCTGGTCCAGTAGGCGATCCAGGCGATGCTGAAACATGAGTGTGAGTGCCATAAATAGTTGAAACAAAACTATTAAAATCAGCTTTCAATTCATTAAATGCTGTTTCTAATTCTGAATACCTAACCATATTATCCGTATCTCCACCAATCTCAATATCACCGGTATTTTTTAACCAGATATATGTCTTTAAATTTGAGCTGCTATCCGTAGAAAATAAACGGGCCTCGCCAATATCTGCAAGCCTATTTATATTTAAGTAGCCTACTATTGCAGATTTGCCTTTGCTCGAAGTTTCACCATAAACAGCTACTAAATCTTTTACAGGAACAGAATCAATACCAAAAGGTGAGGATTCAACAACCTCTAAAATGTCGGAATTACCATAACGTAAAAATTTAATAACCCTCCTTTTTAGTGGATCAATTTTACTAGATATGACTTTTACAAAATTAAGCATTTGGACGTGAATTTAATTTATAGCAAATTTTATACAAAAAATGGCTACTATTATTTTATAAATGCTCCTCAAAATAATTAACAGGATTCTCTAAATTGTACACCTCTGGCAAAACACAATGAAGCGTAGAAACGTATTTGTTAGTATTGCCTTCCAAATCTATACTCTCAATAAACCAGTTCATCTTATGTGGGATTAAAATATCTCTATTTTGAACAGCTATTATTTGATTTGGTTTTAAAACCTTTCCATTAATGTCCTCCCACCTATCAGTTACGATTGTTAGTTTTATGTTTTTTAACTCATCAGACAAAGCCACCCTCGCAGCAGTAACTGTATCAATGTCGGTCCCGGCTGACTGTATTTTAATATCAGGCCTGTAAATTCCAATTACAAAAGGGTTCTTTATTGTTGACTGCCCAGCATTACCACCATCCTCATCCGCTTGTTTCATTACCGTAATATGAGAATGCAACCCTTGTCCCGGAAATGTTAAATTATAATCAGTTCCAGGAATACCTGTGCCGAAATCTATTATAGGTTTTTGCTTTGTTTTAGCCTTTGTAAAATAAATATCACCATTGGATAAATGTGATACTATTATACCTTTTTGACTAGCCAACTCTTGTAAATAACTAGCAACAGACTGTGTGGGTTCAGCAGTAACAGTACTGTAAACCTGATTCATTTTATTTTGAACGCTTGGATCAACCTGAAACTTTAACCCAAAAGGATTTAATAATTTAGTTGCGATTTCTTTTAATGATAAACCATCAGATTGTAATGGATAAATACTACTCGGAATTTTTGAATCCTCTAAATTGCCTCCATACGAATAACCTGATATGCTAACTAATTGTTTTACTGATTTGTCAATCGCAGTTTGATTAACTAAATAACCAGTAACTAAAACCTCCCCATTGTGCTCAACTGTGCAATGGTGGAAGTGCCCTACGTGAATTAAATCCCTATGTAAATCGTTCTCAGGATCAAAATAAAAAGTAAACGAAAAACTTGATCCAATAGCGTCAAACTTTAACCCTAAAGTGAAGCTATTAAAAAAACCTACCTTCTTGTTTTTTATTTTTAAAATCATTATTAATCTACAAAATAAATTATTTTCCTACCTTTTCTAATATTCAATATTTCGGTTAAACCTATTTCATTCTGTGCAATAAAATCATCAATTGTAGAATCATCAGCAACCAAACCATAAAAACGGTGCGTTAAAACTATAATATTGCTATCAGATTCTAAATAAATAAACCTCTCCTGCTTCGCCCCTAAAGATATACTGAATAAATTTGTAACTGCAAAATTAACTAAACTAGTCAACTGATTAATTGAAGTGAAATCAGGAACAAAACTATCAGGACTCCCACCGTTGTCTGTTTGAAGCGTATCTAAATCAACAATAAACTGATTGTAAACACTTAAAAGTTTGTCAATTATTTTTAAAACTGACTGCTTCTTTGCATAATTTCCGGGCAATGGATATGCAGCAGCTAAAACCATAGCGTTAATAATACCGCCTGTATTGGCTTGATATAAAAACTTTGAACTCTTTGTTGTTATGCCAGACAACTGAGCCCTAAATTTATCTATTTGCGATTCAAACTGCTTAAACCTAGCGTCAATAGTTTCTGTAAATAATGCAGGAGCAGAAATAACAGCCTGTATTTTATTCATCGCTGATAACGGTTCGCTTGTTGCGTTTAAAATTGCAGAATTGGCATTATTAAAAGCGTTAAAATATCCATCTGCCTCATCACCCTCCTTAGCTAAAACCTTACCATCATTATATAGTGAACCGTTGGCCGCTGTCATTTCATTAATATCCGTAGCATTTGGCACAATGTTCTCAGCGTATGAAGTAGCAATAGAATCAGAAACAACCTCCGATAAATCAGTAATAGTATCAACAGCATCGGCTGTACTTCTTGGCCCACCCTCTACAATTGTTTCTATAACTGTTCCGGTAATTCTTGTAATATTTATTACTCTATTGTCAAAACCTAATGATATAGGCTGTACGTTTAAATCACCATATAAAGGATGAAACATTACCCAGTGGCGCGGATCTTTTGCCGACTCCTCAAACGCTGCTGAGGTATCTAAATTATTTTCACCATCAAAAATTATCTCCAACTCAAAACGTCTGGCCTTTGGTTTTCGCCTTTTTACTAACGCTCCTTCTATATCAATAAACTCAAACTCCGAAATATTATACTCAACCGATTTTTGAGTATAAACATATAAAGGTGTGAACTTCCTACCATCACCACAAGTGATCGTTAAATTTTGCTGTATTTTTTCGATCCAACTCATCTTAAATATTTTTCAATTTGAAACTTTGCATTTTCATAAAACATTTTATCCATTTTACCAGCAACAGGTAAAGCCGCCTCTTTCATAAAATGAGTAGGCTTTATATTTATCTCCCTTTTCCCTTGTACACTAAAAACGGCTTTTTGTTTTATTTTAAAACCATTAACGTTGGAAATTCCTGTAATCTCATAACCTACCCTTCCCTTTTTACCTCTATGATTTCCTAAAACTATGGAACCAACACCGGCATGAATAGCAGTTTTTATCCATTGCTGACTTTTTTTGTCGCTCTTATTATCCTCAGAATCAAAAACCTTTGTTTTGTTTTTAGTCATATCAGCTATTCTGTACTTTTTCTTTGTAACTCTCCAACCAGAAATCCTCGCTGCCTTTTGTGGAATAAAAGCCTTACCACCAACAGTCCCTCCCTCCTCTTGCTGCTCCAAGTTTTTAACAGCGTAATTGTCCTCGCTTTTTAATTTATTAGAAAACATTCCTACAACCGATTCCATAGAATTAACGTTAAATCCTTTTGCAAAGTCAACCTTTGAATTAGCTTTAAAAAAATTAGGCTGCCTCTCTTTAAAGTTTGATTTAGCCGATTCTAATAGTGTTTCCTTTTTCACCGTTATAGCAGCTTGATTTAATGTGTTTCTAATTGCTGATGGCAAAGCACTACGGTGTATCTTTTCCAACTTATTTGCAAAAGCAATATTTTCATCAGAATCAACTCGTAATACAAATGTCATAATTATACCGTTGTTACTATTTCGGAGTTAATGTTTAATTGCATGGTTTAAATTGACGTCATTACCCTGTTCCCTGTTCCCGTTGCTGAAACAGCTACAAATAAGCCGTTACCGTAAGTTATACCGTTCCATGCATTGTCCGCTGCGCTAGTACGAATTGTCCAAGTTATCCCGTCTGGTGATGTCAT